TTTAACTATAGGATTTTGGATTTCTATATTTTCAGCATTAACACTACATTATGCCTTTGCTTCTATAGCTGTTTTTTCTTTATTTATGTTATTTAAAGCACACAATAGAGCGGGTTTATTAGGAATTGCAGTTTCTTCATTTTTCTTTTTGTTTGTTGCTTCTTATTATCATATGATTCCTGAAATACTAATTATAGATAATTACAACATTCCTATATGGAATAATTTAATTTACATATATTGTAGTATTATAATATTAATAGTAACACCTTTTATAACATTCTATTTATTTAAAAAACATTGGTATGCTTTTTGGCATAGACCTACGGCATTAGGCCCTGATGTTCCTAATAAATGGTTTACTACATTGCGTTATAGATTTTGTTATTGGCTTGCAGCATGGGAATTAATAAAAGAAAAACCTATATTCGGTTGGGGACTTTGGAGTTATAGAAAAGAAGTATATAGAGCACAGGCAAAAATACATCATGAAAAATGGGATAAATTTTTACAATACAATAGATATGTAACACCACAACCAAGAGAATGTCATAATGATTTTATAGAACATATAGTAGAGTACGGTCTTGTAGGATTTGGAATATTCATGTCATTTCTTGCAAGTGTTTACTACATTGGATTTACAAGTCTTAATGGTAATTTATTTTGGCCCATGTTACTTTTACTTTGTAGTCTCACCGCATTATTAACAAATGCTTTTTTCTTTTTCCCATTAAGACTTCCGCCTACGGCTATAGCATTTTGGTCTTTATGTGCTACAATAGTAGGTATTGGTGGGGCAAGTATAATAACAATAAATTTTCCATGGTATGTCCCAATAATTGTAGGACTTTTTATGGTGGCTATACTTTGGGAATGTATTATAAAAAGAACCATGGTATCTTACTATTATAATTTATCAAGAATAAGTAAGAATGTAGAAAAACGTAGTAAGGCTCTTGAAAAAGCTTTATTATGGGGACCGAATGAAACACTACTTAGAACACATGCAGGACTAGGCATAATGGATTTTGATTCTGCTGCTGCTAATATACATGCTATGAAGATAATTACAGACTTTGATGGTATGTCACCTTATTGGATAGCTATGTTTAATGCTGCAATAATGAGAGCAAGAACAAAAAATATTTTTGAAGAAGCCACAATATTTTTACATCAAAGTTACTACATTAACCCTTATTTTCAACATACAAAAAATTTACTCATGTCCATTGATGGTATTGGCATACGATCAAGATACATGGGTGGGGAGCGAAACATGGTATTAGGAAACGAAGAAACTATTTGGAAGATGAAAACATTTAGGGCACAACAAGAAGCGGTAATGAAAGATAAAATATTTATAGAACAAGGAATAAATAATATTGATAAAGAACTACAAAAAAGAGGAAATGCCCTTTCAAGTAATCAAAAACAAATTCTTACTTTACAGAAAGCTTTAAATACGGCACATTTAGAAAATGTAGCATTAAAAATGGAATTATTAAATGCTAATATGGCTGTAGTTATGTTAGAAGAAAAGAAAAGATTAAATATTCCAGACAATTGGCCGTATGATGAAAGAGATGGAATGTTTGTAGATCCTGCTGAAGCAGAAAGAAGAAAATTAATACCTGAAAATGTTATTACTGAAAAACCAAAAGTGCCTGAAGATAGACTTATAAAAGAAGGCGAACAACAAAAAAGAGATTAAAAAATTATGGATATTCTAAACGAAAAATATGAAGAGCTATTATCAGGTAGTAGCAACTATCTTTTTAAAAAACCAAACATGAGACAAGATTCCTGGTGGATAACTACCGCTTTATCTAATGTATTGATATTACAGGAATTAAAAAATATTAATAGTGCACTACAAGAGTTAAATGCATCCATAAAAAAAACAAAAAGTACTATGCAGAAAGACATGTATAATGATATAATTAAAAAGAAAAGAAAAATTAAAAAGAATAGTAGTATGCTACTAAAAATATAATTTTTAGGAGTTAAAGATGGCTTTTACATATGACCCTACTACAGATCGTGGAAAAGTCCGCCTTGCTGTATTTGATACTACGGGAGGTAGTAGTGGAACATCTATTTTTAGTGATGCTGATATAGACGCTTTCTTAGAACAAAATTCAGATTCAATATGGCTTTCAGCAGCAGATGCCTGCCGTAGTAGAGCAGCAAAACTTATAGCTAGTAGTTTTGATCTTGAATTAACAGGGGCATTAAAATTAGATAGGAGAAAACAATCTGAATATTGGATTAAACTTGCAAGTGACTATGAGGAAAGAGCCACAGGATCAAGTGATACTGTAAAAGAATATATTGATAGTGTGGATTATAACATTGATATATTTGGTAGAGATACTAGTGATTATGTAGGGGATAGTTAGTAATGTCTTTATTAAGCGCACAAGAACTTAATCAAATAAAAAAGGATATTAGAGATATCGTAGAAGATGTATCTATAAATACTACTATAAAATATAGGCAATTTACAACTACAAATATATATAGTCCTACTCAACAATATTATAAGAACCCATATACAGATTGGTCCGGCGTTTCTGCAATACGTGGGCTTGTTACAAGAGCAGAAATTGACAGAATTAGTGGAATTGAAATAGGTGATGCAAAATTTGTAATGATGCATAGTGATGTATCAAATTCTACTTCTATTTCCGATGTAATTTATGATACTGAATCAGGTACTACATACAGAGTAGTACAAAGTGATTATGATCCATTAGATATTGTTTACATTTTATATGGAAGAATATCATAATGAGATTTTCAATTGAAGCAGAAACAATAAATCTCAATATGCACATAGCTGCTATAATAGCATCTACAAGACTTGACACAAAAATTGTTTTAAAAAAAACAGCATTTGATATTTTAGTAGAAATATTCAGAACATGGCCTGTAAGAACAGGATTTTCAAGAGCAGCATGGACAGTAGGTTTCCAAAAGTTAGGTGGTATTTCTAATAAATCAATAAAATGGAAGGCTCCTACAGAATTAAAGCATGATGCAGAATCAATTGGTCGTAGTTTAGGAGAATATTTAGAAAAATTAAGGGGCAGCAATCAATTTATTTCTATTACAAATAGAGTTAAATATTCTATCTTTTTAGAATATGGTCATAGTGGTCAAGCTCCTTATGGATCTGTAAGATTAGCTTTGAGAAAAGTTAGTGGGGCCGATGTTAGTAAGGAATGGAAAAAAAGAGTAAAACGTAGATGGAATGCTTGGTATGGCGGAGGTATAAGTAATATTATACACTACGGGGATTAATGCATGGCTCTAAATGTTGAAGGAAAATTACAAAATGTTAAAGCAAGTATTGAAAAATATATTTATGATAATCTATATACTACTGAAGGATTAACAATATGTTGGGAAGATGTTCCCTTTGAAGAAAGTGGTGTTTCAGAATGGGTACAAGAAACTATTATAGGACCAAGTGAAAGAATGTATCATAGACAAGTTTCTGGAAGTACCACATATGGAAATACTACAATGATATTACTTAATTTTAATATTTTTGTAAACCCTAAAGAAAATAAAAATATAGTAAATAGAACGTATAAGTTAAGAGATAAAATACATAACTATTTTACTATAGGAAAAGAAATTGATTTATATGATTATAGTAGTGGGAATTTTACTACTTCACTACAAAAGATGTCAATAGATGAAATAATAACAGATAATCAAATTCCAAATGATAATTATCAACAATACAATCTTACTTACGTGATTGAATGGCTTGAAAAATGGAATACATAAATATAATTTTAAATAGGAGAATATTAAATGAAGATTAATAAAGAAAAACTACAAAAGGCTTTACTACATGCTGGTTGTAGTACTAGAAATGCTGAAGTATTTGCAAGGCATTTAATGTCAGAAGATATTTTTGAAGATGAAAAAAAGAAAAGTAAAATTAAAAATATTAATGAAGTAAAAATACAACCAGTGCATACATGGGATAAAACTGAAATTATAAAAGAATAACATGAATTATACTAACAAAGACGGAGAACTTAGAATAGTATCAGGGACTACAGCTTCAAGCAAAGCTACAATGCCCTATTACATTGAATTGTTATTTACACAAGGCAATTTTAGTTTTCCTATTAATAGACCAAGACCAGCAGAAATATTAACATTAAATAGAGGAACAGCAGATAGTTCACTACGAAATACGGAGGGACCAGATAATGTAATATTTACACCATTGCCAATACAGATATCTTGTTTATTAGATGATCAAACATATACAAAATATTTAATTGAATGGCTTAGTGGTCCTACAAATGCACAACATCTTAGGATTAACAATAAAAGTATTGTAAATACAAAAGCTTCCAGTGCTGTTAGTATAAGTGCTACGAGTAAGGTTACTACACCTGCTTTTGCAGATGACCTAAAGGCTGCTTACAATATGGAATTTATTTTAAAAAGCGGTGGAACTGGTGGGGGAGCAGGTACTACAATTGGGTATTCTTTTAAAGAAGTATATTTCCCACCTGAAAAACAAATTTTAAATGAAACAACAAATGGTGTTGTATTAAATATAAGTGGTATTATATATGGAAGTATAAAAAGAATAAATGCTTTTACAAGTGGTACTGCAATTTAAACATAGGGGGAATTACAAATGAAGTTTACAAATAAAGATGGTGAATTAAGACTTTGTGATGCTACTGCAGGGGCTACAAAATATTGCGGGGTTTATTTCACACAAGGAGATTTTACTTTCCCAATAGGAAGAGAAAAAGTAGAAGAAATATTAACTTTAAATCGTGGCAACTATGATGCTAGTGCTTCTTACCATGAAGGACCGGACGATGTAATATTAGAACCACTTCCAATTTCTTTTAGTTTTTTATTGGAAGATACATCAATGACCAATAAAATGGTATCAATGATAAGTGGTGTTACTGTAATTCAGGGCACTACTCTTACTAGCACAAAAGGTACGGGGCCTGTATTAATTATTCAGCATTCGGCTGTTTCTACTACTACATTTGCTGATACTAGTAAAGTTACATGGGATATCGAAGTAATGTGGGATACTTCTGGTACAGACTATGGTTGGAGACTTGCAGAAGTTTATTTTCCACCTGGGCAACAAACTATAACAGAAGGGCCAGACGGTGTAGTGCTTAGTGCCAATGGCTTATGGTATGGTGGGGGGAATACATTAGCTGCATTTAGAGGTGGCACACAAATTTAAAAGTAGGGGGAACTACAAATGAAGTTTACAAATAAAGATGGTGAATTAAGACTTTATGAGGGTGGTGCTACTCCTTACTATCATTCAGTTTTATTTACACAAGGAGATCTTACTTTTCCAACTGAGAGAGAAAAAGTAGAAGAAGTATTAAATATGGATCGTGGTAATTACACTAATAGAGCTAGTTATAGTGAAGGGCCTGATAGTCCTATTATAGAACCATTACCATTATCATTTTCAGCACTACTTGATGATACCTTAAATACGAATGTTCTTGCAAGTATGTTAAGTGGTATTACTAGAATTTGGACTGATAATAGCACACTTGATAACCAAGATGTTACTACAGCTACTACAAAAGCAGATTCTACTTTAAATATTCAAAGAACGGCTGTTGCTACAGTTTCTTTTGCGGATTCCTCAAAAATAACCTACAATATAGAATTACTTTTAAATACAGTAGGAGGGGTCACTTACGGTTGGAAACTTATGGAAGTTTATTTTCCACCTGGGCAACAAACTATAACAGAAGGGCCGGATGGTGTAGCACTTAGTGCTAATGGATTATTTTATGGTAGTGCTGCTACATTGAATGCATTTTCTAGTGGATCAAGTATTTAAAAATTTATAATTAATATATAAAGGAGAGTTAAAAATGATAGAAATACAAAAAATGAGTGAAGAAGAAAAGGCAAGAATTGAAAGAATAAAAACTATTAGAGTAAGTGAACTTGTAGCAGGTAATCCAATTTTTGAAAGTTATGGTATTTCAAGAATAAAAATTACAAAAGATAGTGGTAATGGTCCTGAAGAAATAATTTTAGAAATACCTATACAGTCTACAGGTGTTTCTGAAATGATTGATGAATTTAGTAGAGAGGAACCAAAACCTCCTGTAGTAACAAGACTTGTATTGCCAAATAGTGAGATAGGTAAAGATTTGGGACTTACTAGAAAAAAACATGTACAGATTTATGATCTTACAGATGAAAACTACAGAAAGCAGAAAGACGCTCATGATAGGGATCTAGGTCTTAAAGTAGCACTACTTGGTATTTCTATTCCTATAAAAGATGAGAATGGTAATGTGGTTACAGATGAAAAAAGGAAACTTGAAATATTAAGAAGCATGGGGCTTACTGGTGGGCAATTTAGTAAACTTGTAGCGGATATACAAAATCTTACTACAATTACGGAGGAACAGACAGACGATTTTTTGCCCTAGCAATGGGGCATAGAATTCCTCAATATGATACACAGTTATTTAGGGATATGTTTGTTTGTGCAGAAATACTACATTGTTCACATGAGGAATTTCTAAGGCTGCCATTGGTAGAAAGAAAAAAATTATATATGTATTTAGAAGTTAAGGGTGAAAAAATTAAATATGATAAAATAGTAAGAGATGAAAAATATAGTAGGAAGGTAAAATAACATGACAATGGGTCTTGGTAATGATGTAAATTTTAGAGTAGGAGCTAATACTACAGGGTTTGAAGCAGCTCTAGCAAATGCAGGAAGAAAAGGCAAAGCCTGGGGAAAAGCTATGAAAACTGTAATGGTTTTTGTAGTAGCTGGGGCTATTACTAAAATGATGACATCCGTTGTAAAAATTGGTGTTTCATTTGAAAAAGAAATGAAACGAGTTAAAGCTATTAGTGGGGCTACTGGCAAGGATTTTGAAAAGCTTAATAATATTGCGAAAAAGATGGGGGCCACTACAGAATTTACTGCTACACAAGCTGCTGAAGGATTAAGATTCTTAGCCATGGCTGGGCTTAGTGTAGATGAACAATTAAAGGCATTGCCTGGTATTCTTGACCTTGCTACTATCAGTATGGTATCAATGGGTGAAGCTGCTGATATAGCTACAAACATTATGTCTATGTATGGGATGACAGCAAAAGACCTTGGGCGTGTTAATGATATTATAGCAAAAACAGCAACAAGTAGTAATACAAATATGAGGGAACTTGCAGAAGCTATAAAGATGGCAGGGCCTTTAGCACAACAATTAAATTTTTCATTAGAAGATACAGCAGCATTTTTAGGACTACTTGCTAATAGAGGTATTAAAGCAACTACAGCAGGTACAACAATTGCACAATCCATGAGGAAATTACTTAATCCTACATCGGATGCCAATGCTATTATGATTAAATATGGGATTACTATGAAAGGCATTGAAGAAGGCACAAAAACATATACCGATGTACTACGGGATATGATAGGTTCCGGTATGACTGCTGCTGAAGGTGCTAAATTACTTGGTGTTAGAGCCGGTTTATTAGGTTCTCTTTTTAATATGACTACAAAAGAAGTAGATGCTTTTGTGAAAAAAATTAGAGAAAGTCAGGGTGCTACACAAGAAATGGCTGGCATAATTCGTAGTGGGCTTGGAAATGAATTACTACAAATTAAAAGTAGATGGGAAGCACTTGTATTAGAATTGTATGATATAATGGAACCAATACTTTTAATGTTAGCTGAAATGACTGTTACAATGCTTAATGAAATTACAAGATTAGTAAAACATCTTGGGGATGCAATAAAACCTTATGTTGACTGGTTAGCAGAAACTTGGAATGCTTTTAAAAAAACTACAAGTGTTGAATCATTAGTAGATCAACAACAATTAAAAAATTTAGAAAAACTTGAAAAAGGAATTGAAAAATTTAATAATAAATTACGTGCGGAAAGAATACTTTTAGGACAATTTTTAACAGATCTTGAAAAAAGTCCTATATATACAGCAGAAAAATTAATGGCTGTTGATGTTTCAAAAGAAAAAATAAGAGCTATTAAAAAAGACTTAAAATTATGGGAAGCCAGAGCGAACAATATTAAGGGCACTATGGCTGATGCTGCAAAAACAAGTGGACAAATTATAGTGCCTACTTTGGGCTTAGAAAACAGAGGAGCTACCATACCCGGTGCAGGAAAAACTACCACTACTACTACAGATACAAATGCAATTAAAGAACAAACTAATTTAATACAAGATAGAATACAATTAACAAAAAACCAAATTAAATTAATACAAGATTATGGAAAAGAGCAAGGATCATTAAAAGAAGAAGAGCAAGAAAGATTAGAATTATTACAAGAACAACTTGAAATATATACTGGATTACAAGAACAGTTTGGAAGATCAACGCCACAAGGATTAATTGATACTTATACTATAATTGATGACACTACTAAGGCTTTAGAAGAAGCTAAAGGGCCAACTAAAGAATTTATTGATCTACAAAATAAACTACATGCTGAATTTAATGCATCAAATGAAGCAATGAAAGATCTTTCTAATACTATAGCTGACAATTTTTTATCAGCTTTTAAATCAGCAGAAAAAGGAATTGATGGAGCACGGAATGCTTTTAAAAATTTCTTTGGGGAAATAATAACACAACTTGCAAAACCTGTAATTTCTGA